AATTATGTCTTAGACGTAATTAATAATCAATCTGAATATGTATGGATGGCCGGCTTCGGTAATCAATCAAAATTCTCAGCACAAGCAGGTACAACTGCTCTATCAGGCGAAAGTTTCTTACAGACTGTTGGAGATCCACAAGTTGAAAGTTTCTCACTTGTTAATGGTGTTGCTTCTGGAGCACTTACTGCAACTGAATATGGAACGGGATATGCTTTATTTGAAGATGTAGATACGATCACAGTTGATTTTCTTATCGCACCTGGTATGAGTGCAAACGCGGATCAAACGACTGTGGTAAACAATCTTGTAAGTATAGCAGAGTCAACGCGTAAAGATTGCGTTGTCAATGCTTCTCCAAGTCGAACAGCGATTGTAAATAGTAGTACGCCGACAGCATCTGCTGTAGCAAGTGCTAATCTCTTTACAAGATCTTCATACTTAATTGTTGATAATAACTACCTTAAAGTATATGACAAATATAACGACAAGTACATTTTTATTCCTGCCGCAAGTTCGACAGCAGGTCTTTGTGCTGCAGCTGATCGTGATGCCGCTCCTTGGTTCTCGCCAGCAGGTCAACGTCGTGGTGCATATCTTGGTATTACTTCAACATCCTATGCTCCGACTAAAGCTAATAGAGATACGCTTTATAAGGCAGGTTTGAATCCAGTTGGAAACATACCTGGTCAAGGTATTTTACTCTTTGGTGATAAAACATTCTTGAACAGACCTTCAGCATTTGATCGAATCAATGTTCGTAGACTCTTCCTTGCTATCGAAAGAGCAGTTGCAATTGCCGCAAGAAACGTAATGTTTGAATTCAACGATGAATTTACAAGAGCTGAATTCGTTAACATCGTAGAACCTTTCCTCAGGGAAATCGAAGGTCGAAGAGGTATTACAGACTTTAGAGTCGTATGTGATGAAACAAACAATACGGCAGCAGTAATTGATCGTAATGAATTTATCACTAATATCTTCATTAAACCAGCACGTAGTATTAACTTCGTTACATTGAACTTTGTAGCAGTTAGAACTGGTGTTGAGTTTGAAGAAGTAGTTGGAACAGTATAGAAAGGATATAGATTATGGCTGTACTCGGAGTTGATGACTTCAAATCAAAATTAAGAGGTGGTGGCGCACGCGCTAATCTCTTTAAAATAACACTTAACTTTCCTTTTTATGCTGGAGGTGATGTAGAACTTACATCATTCATGTGTAAAGGTGGAGCAATGCCTGCTTCTATCATAGCACCAATTGAAATTCCATTCCGTGGACGTCAATTGAAAATCGCTGGTGATAGAACATTTGATCCTTGGACTGTTACTATTTTCAATGATACGGGCTTTGAAGTTCGTGATGCAATGGAGCGTTGGATGAATGGTATTAATTCACATTCAGCAAATGTTGGTATCACGAATCCTATTGCTTATCAAGCCGATCTTCTTTGTGATCAGCTTGATAAAAATGGTACCATATTAAAACGATATGTTATTCGTGGAGCATTCCCGACTAACGTTTCTGAAATCGAACTAAGTTACGATGCCAATGACGCAATCGAAGAATTCACTGTTGAATTCCAAGTGCAATATTGGGAAGCAAGAACAACTGGTTAATTTAACTGGGTTACAGGGCATACGTCCTGTAATCCTATTGAGTTAATTGGATTATATATAGATTATGATAAAATATTTTACTGAGCATCCTCAAAGCGTTAATGAAACATATGTTCAACACCTGTTTCAAACAATAAAATTTGCTGGTATATTTTTTTTATCAGGAGTTGTAGTAATAATACATGGCGTATTTCCGTTTGCATTTAGCACAACTGCAACAGAATTACTTTTAGGTTCGTTAAGAAAAGCAAGACCGGATCTATTTGAAAAAGATAAGGATTAAAAATTGGCTAAAATATTTGGTTTTGAAATCAAAAGAGCTGGTAAAAACGGCAGAGATGGTACTAACGTTTTACCTTCTGTTGTACCTCCAGCAGGTGATGAAGGCGCTACATACATAACAGCATCAGGTTCACGTACAGGTCATTATCTCGATCTTGACGGTGACAAGGCAGTTGATAGTTATAACCTCATTCAAAAATATAGAGCAATAGCGCAGTATTCAGAAGTTGATAACGCTGTTGAAGATATTGTAAATGAGGCAATTGCTCTTGACCATGATAATGAAATTGTAAGTCTTCATCTTGATAATCTTGAAGATGTATCCGACAATCTCAAAGACTCAATGCGAGATGAATTTACTCAAATATTAAATATGATGAACTTCAATAATTATGCTCATGATATTTTTAGACGTTGGTATGTTGATGGACGAATAGTATATAATCTTGTTGTTGATCCAAAAAATGAAAAAGGCGGCATTAAAGACATACGCCCAATTGATGGCGCTAAAATACGTAAAGTAAAAGAAATTGATACGAAAAAAGATCCAGCAACTGGAGCTTCAATTGTAACAAAACAAACTGAATTTTACATCTATGATGATAAGCCAGATTCTACAATTAAAAATACTCAGAATGCGATACGTATGTCTGCGGATTCTGTTGTTTATGTTTCTTCTGGTCTTACAGATTCAACATCATCACTCGTACTTTCTTACTTACAAAAAGCTCTGAAGCCAGTTAATCAGCTGAGAATGATGGAAGACTCTCTTGTCATCTATCGTCTTGCTCGAGCACCTGAAAGAAGAATCTTTTATATTGATGTAGGTAATATGGCCCCAGGTCGTGCTGAAGGTTATATTAAAGATATTATGGCTCGTTACCGTAATAAATTAGTATATGATTCATCGACTGGAGATGTTCGCGATGACCGTAAACATATGTCATTGCTTGAAGATTTTTGGCTGCCTCGTAAAGAAGGTGGTAAAGGTACTGAAATAACAACTTTACCAGGTGGTGAAAACCTTGGTCAAATTGATGATATACTTTATTTTAAAAAGCGTTTATATGAATCTTTGAATGTTCCACTCTCAAGATTAGAACAAGATAATGCTTTTAGTTTAGGTCGAACATCTGAAATCACTCGTGACGAATTAAAGTTTCAAAAGTTTATCGATCGTCTACGTAGAAGATTTTCTAAGTTATTCCTTGAAATACTTGAGACGCAATTGATTCTAAAGAGAATCATTACTCAACAAGATTGGAATAAATGGCATTCAGACATTACAATTGGTTTCTCAAAAGATAATCATTTTGCCGAATTAAAAGACGCTGAAATTCTGAATGAAAGAATCAATACTCTACAGCAAGTGGAACCTTATATTGGTAAATATATTTCACATGAATACGTAATGAAAAATGTTCTTAAAATGGATGAAGACGAAATCACGGATATGAGAAAACAGATTGATGTTGAAGCAACAGGTAAATTCTTTACTGAAATTAGAGATAGCCAGGAGCTCTCTGATCGCGCTGCGGCATTAGCGGAGCTTGAAGGTTATATTGGCAAATATGTTTCAGTTGAATTCGCAATGAAAAATATTCTTAAAATGTCTGAAAAAGAAATAGAGGATATGAAAAAACAAATTGAGGCCGAAAAAGAAGAAATGGGCTCTAATGATGATGATTTTTAAAGGAAATAAATTATGTCACATGAAAGAATAGCAAATTTTATTGATGATCTTGAAGCTAATAATATGAATCAAGCAAAAAATACGTTTAACGAATTGATTCAAGATAGGCTATCAATTGCAATTGATCAAGAAAAAGTAAAAATAGCAAACTCTGTTTATAATCAAGCACCAACTACTGAGGTAGAAGCGAGTGTCGACGATACAAACGTTTAGTAATCATTTAAATACTCTTTTTGATATTGAAGATACTCTAACAGAAGCAAAAGACGATTCTTATCGTTTAGTGATTCTTGTTGATCGATCAGTTGATGATAAAGGTGGAACATCTGGGAAGCTGTATTCTACAGCGAAAAAACTTGGCATTTCCGCATATAATTGTAGAATTAATGGTGCTTACGTTCAAAGAAATCCTGATACTCAAAAAATCACTCTTCATGAAGAAGGTGATGATAAAGGTTTTGAGCTAAATCAAGATACAATTGTATTTATCCGCGGTGATGTTACTTCAAGAGAATCTTACATGAATCTTATTACGCAAATTGAGCGTTATGGTATATCTTGTAATAATGGTCATGATACAATTAAAGTTTGCTGCGATAAATTTAGATCTTATTTAACACTTCAGGAAGTTGGCTTAAATCAACCAAGAACTGTTTTAATACCTAATGATGAGAAAGAAACTGTCAAACGAGCTCATGAACAGCTTGATAGTAAATTTCCTATGGTTATGAAAACATTATCAGGGTCTCAAGGTGTTGGCGTATTACTCATTGAGACTGAAAGATCACTTCAATCCCAAGTTTCTTTACTTTATAAAATTGATCCAAATACAGATCTTTTATTACAAGAATATATTGAACAGGATTATGATGTACGTTGCGTGATTGTAAATAATAAAATCATTGGTGCTATGAAACGTAATAAAATTATTGACGATTTTCGTAGTAACGCAACGCAAGGTGCTGAAGTTGAGTTAATAAAGCTTACTAAACTTGAAGAACAAGAATGTATTAAAGCAGCAAAAGCTGTTAATGGTCAATGGGTCGGCGTTGATTTTATGCCAGGTAAAGATCGAAAGAAAAATAAGCCATACATTCTTGAAGTAAATCATAGCCCTGGAACAAAGGGTATATCAGAAGCCACTAATAAAGACATAGTAAAAGACGTATTGGAATTATATTACGATAAAGATATATGGCGTACTAGTGCAACTGAATGCGGTGTTCTTGAAACTTTTACCGTTGATGGTCAAAAAATGACTGGTAAATTAGATACAGGAAATAGTACATCTGTTTGCAGTCTTCACGCTGATAGTATTAAAATAGATGGAAAAGATGTCGTATGGACAATGATGGGGAAAGAGCATCGTAGACCACTCTATAGAAAGGTCACATTGAAGAAACCGGCTGAAACAAGACCAGTAATATTAATGGACATTGAGTTCTTGAATACGATCTATGAAGTAGAAGTATCTCTTGATAAAAGAGTTCAAATACCATTTCTTCTCAATCGCGAATTTATGCAAAGAGCAAATGTTATGATTAATCCAGCTCGTAAATTCTTATTAACCGATAAAGTTGAATATTAATGAAAAAGTTTAGTGACATTCGAGAAACAACCGAAATACCTTCGCTAAAAGGTGTTCGCGTAGATCTTGAAAAACTTAAAACTAAATTAATAGGTAAAGAATATACGCCGCAAAAAATAACTGATATGTTTAGCAAGGTAGGCTCAAAGCATTCTTTTGACGTAAATTTTATTACAAGTTCGGTTGTCGATCCTGGTCAAATGTTAGTCAATGCTTATTTTGATCCAGAAGAAGATGCGATTGAAGAGATTGCAATTGAAATTGAATTGGTATTTAATGATAAAGACAAAACGATAGTCTTATCTGAAGAAGGTTTTCAATGGCTTGTACGAACTGTTCTTGCTTCTCTTACTCATGAAATGATTCATCAAAAACAATATCGGTCAAGAGGCGGAATCAGAGGACGTGAATTTACTAAATTTAATTCTGATAGCGAAGATGTTCAAAAGGCTCAAGAATATTTTGGCAATACGGATGAAGTTGAAGCATATGGCTTTAATATTGCAGATCAGTTAATGCGCTCAACAAAAGATTATAAAAAAGCGCTTGATGTTTTACGTGGTGGTGCCAAAGATTCTTTAAAATATAGCCCTGATCTATTTGCGTATATAGTAGCATTTGGTGGTTCAGTAAATCATCCAATTATTAAAAGATTGTTGAAAAAAACTACATTTTATCTCAATAAAATCAAAAATAAATATAACTAGAAAACATAATTTTTATAAATAATATAAAGTTGCTTTGCAGGAAAAATAATGAAAAGATTTAGACATCTTAGAGAAGCGTTAAAATCCGTATACGATAAGAAAATGGGTAAAATACGTATTCAAATCTTTAAAGATTCAAATGATTCACGTTTACCTTTTACTGTAAAGATCGATGGCGACGAAATGGATATGGGTTTCGAAACGCTTGCAACTGCTAGAAAAGTTGCTGTAATGACTACAAAAGAGTTAGGATAAATAAATTTATGTCTTATTTAATTAAACCAATAGCAAATGAAATTGCTGCTCCTACATCAAGTGGTACTGCATCTGACGTAAGTAATGCTCAATATGTTAGAATTGTTAATACTGCAGCAACAACTGCTCATTTAGTTACATTTGCTGGTTCGTTTGCCGGTACAATGACAATCGCAGGTGGTGATACTGTATTAATCCAAAAATCAAAAGAAGATACTATTTTTGCTGCTGATGCTGCGGTTAAATTGGCAAAGGTTTCAATTTAATGATCTCATTTAAAAATTTTAGAGCCAAAATTAACGAAGCTGCTGACTATAGCGGTTTAAGTATTGATCAACTTAAGAAGAAATTTAGTTCTGATGTTGAGCAATATGAAAAAGATGGCCATTTTGAAAATGATAAAATAGAAACGATATTTATGCAATGGGGCATAAGTAACGGCGAAATTAGAACAGATGATTATGCGGAATTTGAAGAATTTATGGCTAATGTCATTGATGAAGACTTCTCTATTGATGAAAAGAAAATGTCTGCTGCAGCTAAAAAGAAAGCAGCAAAATGGCGTAAATCTCCAGCAGGTAAAGCCGCATTAAAAAAATATAAAAAGAAATATTCTAAATCAAGTTATAAAGTTGATAAAAAACGTTCCAAAGCAATGAAAAAATCTCGTAAAAAATCAGGGATTAGAAGCCAATATGAAGATGAATTCGAACCTCATATAATGTACGATCCAAAGACTGGTAAAGCCTATAAAGCAAATACTATAGACGATCATTTAAGAATGAAAGAACTTGGCTATACTCATGATAAACCATCTTAAGCTGCAAAAAAGAAGAAATAAATGAAATTAATAGCAGAATATAACGATTATTCGTTAGATACTTCAATTATCACCGAGGCAAATGAAGCTGGTGATACCGTAAAAAAATACGTGATTGAAGGAATATTTGCGCAAGCAAATGAAAAGAATAGAAACGGACGCATATATCCAAAAGCGACTATGGAAAAAGCTGTTGATAAATATGTCCGTGAACAAGTGAGTCAGAAGAGAGCCGTCGGTGAGTTAAATCATCCCGAAGGGCCCACTGTCAACTTGGATAAAGTTTCGCATTTAATTACCGATCTTAAGTTTGAAGGTAATAATGTGATGGGAAAGGCCCAAATCCTTGATACGCCAAATGGTAAAATTGTTAAAGGTTTACTTGATGGCGGAGTAAGATTGGGTGTTTCAACTAGAGGTATGGGAAGTCTTAAGCAAGATAAAGGCGCGCAGGTTGTTCAAAGTGATTTCATTTTGAATACTGTGGACATCGTTCAAGATCCGAGTGCACCAAGTGCATTTGTAAATGGTATTATGGAAGGCGTGGATTGGGTCTGGAACAATGGAATTATCGAAGCTAAAGAAATTGAAAGAATGGAGACAGAAATTCTATCGGCAACTCGCAAAGGTTCTTATGAAGTACAAGTTCGTGAGTTTAAGAATTTCCTCTCGTTATTAAAACAATAATTAGGAACTTAAAATGTCTAATGAAAATTTTGAAGAAGTAGAAGTTTCCGATATCGAGAGCGAAGTTCTAGACGAAGAAACGACTATTGAAGAAGCCAAAGTTGATACTAAAGTGAAAGAAGTAGATCCTAAAGATGCTCCTGCAGCGTCAGCTGATGCTGTCGCCGATGCTGGTGATGTGACTGATAAATCCCCTGAAAACGAGCCAAAAGCTAAAACTAAAGCTGTTGCGCTTGCTGCTATGTATTCAAAGCTACAAGCGATGAAGAAGCCTGAGTTAATGGCTGCATACGAAAAAATGATGGGTGAAATGGAACATCCAGATGAAGAAGAGGAAGTAGAAGAATCATTTGATCATTCTGTTGAACTTACTCAACTCGTCGATGATGAA